AAATACAGATATAATATTATATAGTAGGTTTACAGTGTTTGTGTATGATTTGTAAAGGCTGTAAAAATGAATTTGGCCAAAGTATACCTCAGCAAAAATATTGTATGCATTGTAATTTTATTCGTAGCAATAATAGGAAGTTGGAATAATGGGTCGTAAAAGACGCCACGTTATACCCGTATCAATCAGTATGGACAAGAAACTGTCTGAACTGATAGATAGGTATCTTGAAAAGAACCCAGGCACCAGGTCGCATGTTGTGAATATGGCGCTAACTGCTTACAATCCTTTAACAGTGTTTGACGTTCATCGTGATTACTGGAAGTGTGATCAACGAGATTGTCAAGTATTGAATCCTCCAGGCTTAGAAGACTGTTCAGAATGTGGTTATCAAGGTCAATGGGTTTGGGATAAAAAATTTAACGAGCGTTTAAAAGAGTCGATAGGATGAATAAGTATCAAAAGGAAGCTATCCTTAGATGCACAAGGTGTAAACATGAATGGGCAATCTACTATACACCTGGATCCCAATATCCCTGTCCTAACTGCGAAGGGTTCAACCAACAAATATAAGTAGGTAACCATATGTGGGTAACACGTGCCCGTTGGACTGTACACCAGAAAAGGAGCAAACGGTCGTCGTATGTATTTTCGCGACGGTAAATTAATTTCTGAAAAGTCCTACAAAGCGTCGAAAGCTCGTACTCGTTCCACCAGGAAAGGACAACCTAGGAAAACAGCCCGTCGGGCATACAAAAATAATCCGAAAAGGAGCAATATGAAAAAATCAATCCCCCACCCGTCTATCACTGGTATGGCTAGCGGGCTGGCTATAGCCGCATACCTTAACGCAGGAAGTACAAGATTTACAGGATCAAACGGTTTTCCTACTGAAGTTGTAACTGAGGGCGTAATTAAGGACATAACAGACGGTCAATTAGGAACCGCATTCAATACCCTGTCAGGAAATGCAATCAATATGATCGCAAGCGACGCAGGAAGAAAGACATTAGTGACTGCCGGAGGTATTGCTCTATTGGGAGCCTTTGCACGAAAGCAGTTTCCACAACTAAAACTAGGAGGGAGCCGTTTATATTTCCGGCTCTAAAACAAGATGGTAACCACGATACAGAGGAGTTTCGATAGCACGCCGACGGATAAAGAATATTTTTCTTTAACTGACAATATGAACAGTAGCAACCTTGGTAATATCCAGGTTCCACAGGGATCAACCAGAATCAGTCGAGTCGATTGTGCCTTTGATACCACGAATGCAAAAGGGTTCCAGGTAGTATGTCGTTTACTCGGATCTAATATGTCAGAACAGAATTTCACTATAATGGGTATTGCTGGAGATAGTGCCGACGCTGCATGTGCAGTAGGGTTCCAAAGTGTTCCTGTTGCCTTTGGTATTCAGGGTGTAAATAATATAGATTTACAAATTGCCATTCAGTACGCTTCAGGTGGTAGTGCATCCGCAAGTTCTGGGTCTGTCACTCTTTACTTCGAGTAAGCCTTGAATGGTTAAAACGAAATTAGGCGCTAACGCCCAATTTAGCGGTCCTAACAAGGGCCTTACATCGATTGGGCAACACGTTTATTCTTTTAGTGGTCCTATTCTTTCCACTGGAAGTGACGGTGCTGATGATCAGTTGCTTAGTTTCAATACTGGTAAAGGATATATTATTGCAGACTGTATATTTCAAAACGACATAACCAGTGGTTCAAATATTTATTTTGAAATTAAGTATAATGGTCAAACGGTAGTTTTCAATAAAGAAGCAAGTAGCAGCATTACCGAACCCTGGTCATGGATTATATTAATCCCTCCTTTAACATTTGTGGAGGTAGGATGGGGAACGCAAAGTGGTGTCACTAATTTTAAAGGAACTGTTAGTATCTCTGGCAAAGTTTATGAATGACCCTAGCCGCATCTAGATCAGTCTCCAGGGCCAAGGATGGTAAACTATACGGTTGGTCTGGATCATATAGCTTAACTTCGGGAGCTGTCACGCTCTTAAGTTATACGAACCCCTCAGCATTTTATTTAACCAGGATAACTTTAGGTATAGACTGGAGTGGTATTTCTGCTGGTGAGATTTTAAGCTATACGGTGAATGTAGATGGTACGGGATTATTCGTTGAAAAATTTGTCGTTACTGATTTTAATTCAGGAACTCAACCCAAAATGTATGAGTTTATAGTTCCACCAAATTCAACGGTTAAGATCCAGGCAACAGAGAGCGCTAACAATGGTGCAATATCATGCATCCTGACGGGGTATCGAGTCTAATGGTTGTTACTGCTGAAGAATGGGGGGGCGCTGGTGGTCCTTTTGATAAAGATAAACCTATTGAAGAACAGTTAGATCCAGAAACCATTCAAAAAACAATCGAAACATTAAAGAAATTCTTTCCATACCTATTGGCTTTTGGTATAGCTGCTCTAATTAAATATTTTAGAAAGCCTGGCGAACAGTTGCCTAGCGGATCACTTATCGCTCTTAGTAACCTTGTTGAGTCTTTTTCAGTTCCTATAATCGCCATAGGTTGGGTTTTATTCACAAAAATGAATGATACAGCTAAAGCTCTGTCCTATGCAGTAGTTACGGCAGCAACTATTCCAGACTTTATTTTAGATGATCTTAAACTTCCCCCTGGTATAATATTGGGTTCTTATTTTGTAGTGGGTAAAGCTACTTTAGGTACTATTTTTGGTGAGGATGTAGACACTTTATTAGCGACTGGTAAAAGTACTGAGGAAACTGACGCTTTGGATATTTTGATTGCTTCAATTTTAAGCGTAACTGGATTAGATAAGGTTTTTGGGATTGAATAATGACAGACCAACTATTTGCTTTAATTTGGTTAATTTCGTTCGTACTATATTTTACAATTTACACGCTATGGATACCTTTGAAAACCCAAAAAAAAATAGAGAGCTGGTTGAAAAGTTCAGAATCAGACGCGACTCTTTTAATGTCGTTAGATGTGATTACTAAAAAGATTAGAGAACAGATGTTAATTGATTTCGAGGAATTTATGTTGCCACAAGCTAGAGAGAGTTTTCAAAAGTTTTGGGCTGGAGCAATGGGAAACGCTGCTAAAGAACTGAAAGGTTCTGAGGAGGGTTCTCAACTTTCGATGTTGCATAGTATGACCCAGGATCTAAGTGGTCAACCTTGGTACGTTCAAGCCTTGGCTTCTAAAATGTTACCAATGCTAACCGATGCTGCTAAAAATCAATCGAAAAGCACAACTGACGCAGTACTAGGCATGGGATTGCAGAAATAACGCACTAAAACGCACAGAAACGCAGAATACCCCCTATTTCACGCTTAGAAAAAGGAAAAGATATACTATTATATATATAATATAGGTACAACAGGTTCTAGATAGTATACTAGAGTATGGTGTTTCAGGGACATTCTAAATACAGATATAATATTATATAGTAGGTTTACAGTGTTTGTGTATGATTTGTAAAGGCTGTAAAAATGAATTTGGCCAAAGTATACCTCAGCAAAAATATTGTATGCATTGTAATTTTATTCGTAGCAATAATAGGAAGTTGG